CTCAAGCCTCAGTACACAAAGTCAGGTGGCTTAGCTAAGGTAGCTAAAGACCAACATGACAAAGGTGTCAGGATGACTGACGAAGAGTACACGGAGATGCTGAATAGCAACAAGCCAGTCAACCGTAAGACACACGAAGACTTTAATCTAGGTTCCCGCAAACAAATCGGTGAGCGTTTGATTGATGCAGGTTGGACACCGAAGAACTTCACACCTACCGGTCAACCAATCGTTGACGAGGGTACACTTAACAAGGTTAAGGACATACCCGAAGCTGCTCTGATTGCTAAGTATCTAATGCTTCAGAAGCGTTTGGCTCAGGTAAACAGTTGGATTAAAGCAGTAGAAGATGACGGCAGGGTGCGAGGTTATGTCAATCCCAATGGTGCAGTCACCGGACGTATGACTCATAGCCATCCTAACATGGCTCAGATACCTAGCAGTAACTCACCTTATGGTAAGGACTGCAGGTCTTGTTGGACTGTAAAGTCCGGTAACAAACTGGTAGGCATTGATGCTTCAGGCTTAGAACTTAGAATGCTTGCACACTATATGAACGATAAGGAGTACACAAATGAAATCCTCAACGGCGACATTCACACAGCTAACCAAAAACTTGCAGGACTTGAATCAAGAAATCAGGCAAAGACTTTCATCTATGCACTGTTGTACGGAGCAGGAGATGCAAAGCTTGGGTCAGTATCTAAGCAAGGTAAGGCAAGAGGTAGACAACTGCGAAACACATTTCTTGATAGTCTCCCATCATTTGCGGCTCTTATCAAACGAGTACAGAGAGAGGCTAAAAGAGGATTCCTAAAAGGTCTCGATGGTCGTAAGCTTTCGGTACGGTCAGAACATGCGGCACTCAACACACTGTTACAGTCAGCCGGTGCAATCGTTATGAAGGAAGCACTGGTTATCTTGGACAAGAAGATACAACACTTAGATGCTAAGTTTGTTGCAAACGTCCACGATGAATGGCAGATTGAATGCTCAGAGGAACACGCAAAACAAGTAGGCGATGCAGGCATTGAAGCTATCGTTGAAGCAGGTATAAACTTAAACTTAAACTGCCCCTTGGATGGGGACTACAACATCGGAGACGGTTGGCATGAAACCCACTAAAGCAGATAGAAAGAAGTTTGACCTTGACTTAGCATACGGCGAAGTTCGTGAGAATAAAATTGCAGAGATGCTTACAGGTAAAAAGATAGAAGTTAAATCAGAACGTGGTATGTGGATGAAGACCGGCAACATCGCCATTGAGTACAAGTCTTACGGTAAGCCTTCAGGCATCGACGCTACTGAGTCGGACTACTGGTTCCACAACTTGTGCATTGATGACAACGAATACTGCACACTTGTATTCAACACCGCTACACTCAAGAAGATTGTTAAGCGCCTAGATAGTTTTAAGACTGTATCAGGTGGTGACAACAGAGCAAGTCAGATGTATCTGTTAAACTTACAGAAGCTATTTTCATCTGACGTAATCAAAGCATTCAAGGAGTTAGAAGATGAACCAGAAGCAGCTTGATACTTTAGTACCTGACATCTATGAGATACTTGGAAACCTTTCAAAGGGTGAGCCTCTTCCAATAACGGAGGAGGCGCTTGATGAGACGATGGCCTCGATGAAAGAAGCTATACTCCATTGGGCAACACCGAGGAAGAGGGACACTGACTACGCTGTACGAATGTCTAACGTAGGTAAGCCGTCTCGACAGATGTGGTTTGAGAAGCGTGACCCTTCTGGTCGTGGTGATGTTGATGGTGCAACGCAGATTAAGTTTCTGTACGGTCACATCCTAGAAGAGATTGTACTTATGCTTGTACGGATGGCAGGACACAACGTCACCGATGAGCAGAAGGAAGTAACAGTCAACGGCATTGTCGGACACATGGACTGTAAGATTAACGGTCAGGTAGTAGACGTTAAGTCTGCATCCAAGTTTGCATTCAACAAGTTCCGCAACGGCACACTCGCCGCTGACGACCCCTTCGGTTATCTCGGACAGCTTGCAGGTTACGAAAAAGCAGAAGGCACAGACGAGGGTGGTTTCCTTGTTATCAACAAAGAGAGTGGTGAGTTGTGTATGTATGTGCCGGATGACTTGGACAAGCCGAACATAGATACTAAAATTAATTCTTTACTAGACGAATTAAAACTTGACACGCCGCCTGAAATGTGCTATAATCCCGAACCTGAAGGATTGAAAGGTAACATGAAACTTCCTAAAGGATGTACGTGGTGTAAGTATAAGCACGAATGCCACAAGGATGCCAACGATGGCGAAGGCTTGAGAACTTTTAAATACTCTACAGGCTTTAAGTATCTTACTAAAGTCGTAGCTGAACCAAAGGTAGATGAGATACTATGAACGGAAAGAAGAGTAAGGCTATAAAGAACAAAGCGATAGGCATCCAGTTGGAGTGGGTGCAATCGCTTCTCGATACAGAAGAAGCACAGAAGGTAACACACAGTAACTTGCAGGACATGCTGCCCAAACAGACACACCTCTGGGCACAAGGGCAACTCTATAATAGTGCGTTTAGTTTGAGGCACATCAAAAACATAATAAAGAAACTGGTAGCTATCGACCCTAAGCGTAACATCTGGAAGATAACCCTAGAAGAAATCAAGGGTATGATGCACCAGTAAGAAAGGAGGCACATGAAGAAAGTACGGAAAGGATACAGAAAGGCACGAGTCAAGAGACCAGTTGAGAAAGATTTGGTTAAGGGCTACGACTCGAACTGGGAATACGAACTTCACCAAGGCATACTTGATGATTGGGAACACCACGTTGACAAGGTTGAGTATGTCATTGAGCACAAGTACGAGCCAGACTTTATTCGTACCATTGATGGTAAGAAGATTCTACTTGAAGCCAAGGGACGCTTCTGGGACTTTGCAGAGTTTAATAAATATGTATGGGTTGCAAAGGCGTTACCGGCTGATATAGAATTGGTGTTTTTGTTTGCCAACCCCAACGCTCCGATGCCTGCCGCTAAGGTACGTAAGGATGGAACAAGACGTTCACACGGCGAGTGGGCTTCGGCAAATAACTTTAGGTGGTTTAGTGAAGATACTATACCGGACAACTGGATTAACATAAAGAAGAAAGAGGACTTTAAAGATGAGCATTAATGACGCAACGCCGCAAGACTGGGACAAGGTTGCACAAACCGGTGAGCCTACGTTTGAAGAGTACATGAAGCGGCTTGATTCAAAGTATGTTTACGACAGCACTGAAAACTACGGCACTGAAATTACTTCTGATGCCGGAGATTTTAAAGACTGTTGGAAGTTTGAGCTAGAGAACGACGAGTGGCGTGGTGATAAAGCTGACCCTGTAAATGCTCCAGTACATTACAACGCCGGAAGCATTGAGTGCATCGAAGCTATCGAAGAGTCCATGAGTGCTGACGCATTCCGAGGCTACCTCAAGGGTAACTGCATGAAGTATCTGTGGCGTTATAGCTACAAGGGCAAGAGCTTAGAGGATGTTCAGAAAGCTCAGTGGTACTTGAACAAATTAGCAGGAGCACTTGGCGGATGAAGTGGTGGAGGATATGGGCTAAGTCGCTAGGTGAGAAGGTTGGAGAAACAGACCACCAAGCGGATATGGTTGCAGGTATCCGCACCTTCTGGTGGGTTGTCCATATCTTCACATGCTTTATGATTATTGTAAGCAACGCAAAGAATTTAGGTTGGCTATGATGGAAGACAGAAAAGAAGAAAGGCGTGATAGGTTTGACCGCAAGAAAAAATTCAAAAAAGAAACGAGGTCTTCAAAAGCGAAGGCGCAACGAAAACAAACAAGAAGGAAAGAAGATGACAGGATATTTATGGGGAATGCTCTGGAGTATTGAGCTAAGGTTAGGTATTGGACTAGACGTTGAGTCTGTTGACAGCCGACCAGTATGGACAGTTAAAGAAGGCGAGATTGACACGATGCCTTTCTCTGGTTTGGTTATACAGATTCCGTTCTTCACTATCTCTATCGGCAATGTATACGA